ATGATTTATTGATTGAAATAAACTGCGGTCGCTATAAAAATACATTATTATATAGGGTAATATAATTTGCAGTCATCAGATGGGTAGAGTTTGCGGTTTAACACTATAGCCTCAATAGTAATGGTCATGCCAGTTTCAGAACCGTTCTGATTATCTATCTCTAGATTCTGTACTATTTCTATTCTTGATATTTCCTCCGTTGTGAACTCATGAGGAAACTCAAATAGTGGAATGACTGTTGACATTGCAATACTGTTGTCTTCTATATCCGTAAAATAGGGATTCGCACATATCAGTGATATCTGATGAGTGCGTTTATAGAATGTGCCATCCGTTCCTGTTACCTTTTCTACAGTGTAATCAATCTTTCTCTTATGAACACCATCATCATATTCAAGCGTGCCATCAAGAGAGAAAAGCCTGTCAAGCATCTCTCTATGATTGGCATAGCGCTCATTATCAACAACTTCTAACACGATGTTTCTGTACTTCATTGTGCGTCCTAATATTGATGCACCGTCAGAATTACCATTTTCCTGTAGATTGACTGTATATGTTGAGTCATATAATCCATCACAGTCTGTAATTACAAAAGGAGACAGTGATGTCTCGGTGAAGATTATTGAATATCCATTTGAATTAGTACAGGTGATTGTCCTATATTCCTTTTCCTCCAAGAATCATCACGCTCCTTTCAGTCTCTGAATCAATTCTCTATTTGCATTTCTTGTCTGTCTTGATACTTCTGAAGGATCTACAGCATCAGGCGCTGTAATATTGATAGTCTGATAGATATCACCTTTTCTATCTTCAGCATGCGGTTTTTCAAATCCTTCATTGATTAGCTGCATCTTGACTTCTCTTACAGCACTGAATGTCATTGAAGCACCAAAGCTGTCAGATTTATTGAATTCATCAATAAGCGAATCATTGAATGCTGCTATATCCTTTCTGACGGTATCAAATGAACCTATAATTCCGAGACCAATACCTTCACCGATGAATCTGCCGACCATATCCCTCATGATTTTAGAAGGAGAGTGGATACCAAGGAATCCCTTAAAGCTTTTGACGATGCCGCCGGCAAAGTCTCCAATCTTCTTAGTAATCCATCCGCCCATGTTCCAAATACCCTTCCAGATACCTTCGACAATATTCTTTCCGATTGATAGCATTTTTGAAGGAAGCGAAGCAAGTGCTTTTACAATGATTTCGAAAATCTTTTTAGCAGCACCGCCAAGTGAGCCAAATAATGATTTAATACCATTAATCAAGCCATGAATACCTTTGCCGCCTAATGAGCCAAGTTTTTCAGGTAATAGCATGATATTAATCAATACAGTATCTAGTGCTCCTTTGCCTGTACTCTTTAAAAATCCGAATAATGCCTTGATTCCATTTCCAAGGCCTGTAATCGCCATCTTTCCAAGATTGATCCAGTTGAATGCGCTCCATACATCGACAATAGCCATTATGATTTTTGGAATATTGGCTATTAGTGTTGGAATTGCCTGTATCAAACCGAGCGCTAATTTACCAATTAATTTAACACCGCAAATTAAAATAGTTGGAGCGTTGTCATTAATAATGTTTGCGAATGTACTGATGATAGTAGGAATTTTTGCAATCATAACAGGTAATGCACTAATGATGCCATCAGCCAACTTATTTAATAATTCAAACCCACTTTTTATAAACTGTGGTGCTTGCGCTGCAATGTTGCTTGCGAATTTCTGAATGGCATCAAGGATTCCTGGCATATTGTTGAAAGAATTGGTCAGTATGCTGACAATTGAACTGCCGATATTGCCTATCATTGGAAGCAGATTGCCACCTATAAATGTGCCTAATGATGAAACAGTATTTTTAAATGTACGCCATACGCCATCACCAGTAGAAAGTGCTCCCAAAAAGTCCTGTACTGACGCCTTGACCATGCCAAAAGAACCAGTGAGAGTAGTACTTGCTTCTTCTGCAGTCGTTCCGCTGATTTTCATATGGTCCTGTACTACAGAGATTGCATTCGCAATATTACTAAATGACATATCGCCGTCTTTAACTGATACATTTAGTTTTTCCTGGGAATCCTTATATGTAGACGCATCTTTTATAAGTCTTGCCATTTCTGTCTTGGTTCCGCCATACCCTAACTTTAGATTGTCTAGCATTGTGTAATTTTGTTTTGCGAAACCCTGATAGGCATTCTGTATATCCTGTAGATCAGTCCCCATTTTGTTTGCGTTGTCGGACATGTCAACCATTGCCCTTTTCGCAATTTCCGCTGCCTTGGCAGTATTTCCACCGCATGAAGATACAAGTGAAGCTGCAAATGATGTGGTCTGTTCCATATAGGTATTTGCTGAAACACCTGCATCCTTAAATGCTGTCTGTGCTGCTTTTTTAATCACATTTGCACTATTGCCAAAAAGCGTCTCAACCCCTCCTATGGACTGCTGAAGTGCGCCTCCTTCTGTCAGCGAGGCGCTGAGAAACTTTCCTATTCCAGCAATAGTTATAGCACCCTTGATTTTAGAGATGAGCATGCTTCCGAAGGTGCTGCCACTCTCGTCCGCCTGTTCCTCAAGAGGTTTTCCCATGACCTCCTGGATTGATGCCTTAATGCCCTGAGCAGATGGAACAATCTGCACATAGGCCTTACCTAAATCAGTTCCATTCTGTTTTGCCATTTAAGCGCCTCCTTTCTTTATGATCTGCATTCTTGCTCTTTCAAAGTCCTCTGCACTATTAAAGCCTTTAGTTGGCTTTTTCTTTACAGGATTCATCAGCTTTTCATATATTGATTCAGGACGATTTCTATTTTTCTGTGCTTCTTTTGTCTTAGACCAGGCAAGAAGTGCCAGATAATCAACAGCGAGTGCACTTAGTATAGTTTGAGTATCTACATTCTGTTCTTCCATTGCCATTTTAAGTCTTGAATCATTTCGTAATCCGCTGACAAGAACATAGATGTAAGAAGGCTTGTAAGACATGAAGTCATATATGTGATAAGTTTCAGCCAAATCACATATAATCTGAACCTTATAACCTCGCAAAAGGTTTGCGAGGATTACGAGTTTTTTAAGTCAACACCATCATCAATTTTGACTGACATCATGTCATTCATTTCATGCTGCATTCTCTTGAGAGAAAGAAAGCCGTCCTTTCTTCTGCAGTGTTCTTTCAGTGCTCCATAACCTTCATCACCAATCATATATTTAATTAAATCCGGCATTCCGAGCCCTGTTTCAGCCATATTATTTACCTTTTCAATGAAGTCATAATCATCCATAAGGCGCTTATTGATTTCAAACTTAAATCCTGAAGCTGTTTCACCTTTGATTTTCTCTTCCATCTGTTATGCTCCTTTTTTCATGATGTATTCCTTATGATATGATCCGTTTCCATCTGGTCTTGCCTTGAATGTGCAGTCATACCCTACAGCATCATCATCTTTATATGTAACTTCGCCAACTTCTGTAAGCTTGCATGCTGGAACAACAATTCTTTTTAGTACTGTTCCTTCTGCAAGAATCATATCAATCACAAGTACTCTATATCCCCTTGTGTTGGCTTTTACATCTATAGTAACTCCTGTTTCAATATCACCGGTTACTTGTTTCTGTCCAAAGACTTCCTTCAGTACATCAATATTTAATGATTCAATCAATGTGAGACTGAATTCATCTGAAAAGTCCTTATCAACATCAAGTACAGTGTCTCCACCCCATGCAGTGATTGAATCGCTTGAAGAAGATGCCTTATTCTTGACACCATCATCAGAGCAGTATCCAAGTGATTTGAATGCTTTATCAAGTTCTGCATCTGCACTCGTTGGTAAAGTAGTACCGTCAGGTGCCGACCAAACAGCGCCTCCAATCTTAGGCTTGCCTGTTGTTACATTTGATGCATCTACATTTGCCATATCTTTTCCTCCTTATAATTAAAAAACCAGGTCATATACTGCCTGGTATCTGTAATGCTTTGTACTTGTATCGGTATAGTTATAATCGCTGTTATGTCTGCTTGCAGAGATTCTTGGGCATTCTGCAGCATTATCCATTGCTTCTTTTACCTTCTCATTAAGAAGGGCAGCTTCATAAAGCGAAGAACCATACGACTGTATTGCAAGAGTTGCATGCCTGATGAAATTATCGGTATATCCTCCTGTTTTTTCGACAACAATAAAAGTATCCTGAGATGCATCATCATACTGTGCATAGCAGGATACTCCTGTCTTCTTCTGAAGATAATCAATGATATATGTTTCTATGATCATGTCTATTTACCTCTTGCAGAACCGAGAGCCTTAAGGAGCGTATTGTGCTTCCTTTCAGAATAGTATGCATGTGGTGTAGAAGGGCTTACCTTCACAAAGCAACGGTCCTTGTTGGCTTTGACTTCCATTTCATACTCTTCTCCAGCCGCTTTCTGTACTCTTTCGCCATATGCAGAAACGATATTCTGTATTTTAGAGCCACTTAGCAACTGCCTTACGCCCTCTTTATTCAGTTCGAATTTATAATGATTACTCATATCTTTCCACCACTACTTTCTTATTCCATCGAAGAGGTATGTTCTCTTCAATTCCTTCTATCGGTTCTCCTACTGTCTTCCATGTCTTGCCATAGAATTCTACTTTAGTATCTGTCCAGTCATGCATATCACCTTTTGGGATGGCAAGATTATACTGAGTCTTAGCAATAGACACGTTCTGATTAGATGATAATTCAGAACTGCTGACTGGTGCTACAAGAACATCATCTACCTGTTCTGGAATATATTTATACTGCATATGCCCAAAAGCATCTCTTCCAGTAGGCTTCTTCTGATATACAGTTATCGTTATTCCTTTAAGTCTCATAGATTTCCATTGCTCCATATCTCTGCTTGATGATACCCATTCGTTTAAGCTCGTTTCTTAAATAATAAAGATCATCGCCCGGATTAACATAGGTACCGCTGAATGTGTAGCCTAGTGCTGACTGTGAGAACTGCTCAAGTGGCATATCCTGGTCATCATCTTTGGACATTACACGATGAACGCATGCTAGAACAACCATTTTTGCAACATTTGCCTTGTCATCAGATGAACTGATTACAGCGCTTAGGTTCATATTCCTTTTATTTGCCTCCTCTCGTAAAAGAGAGGAAGCAAGTTCAATGAGCATCAATAAGCGCTTATGCTGATCGTTATTCAGAGCAGTGTTGTAGACCTTTTCATAATCTTCTACTGATGCATAGATATCCATCTACATCACCTTATACGTGTTTTTTTACAAATACAGTAGTAGGCTTTGAAACCTTATATCCGTATACATTTCTACCCTGAACGGCACACGCACCGATATGCTTTCCGTCTGCCAAATCATTTACTGAAACAGGAACAGCCCAATCATCTACGTAGTGGCAGAAGATTCTATTGCCTAGAATGAAGTCTACCTTATCATCTGATAAGTTATCTACTTCATAAATATCAATTCCACCGATTCTGCCTACTACACCTTCCTGTACCACCTGGTCGCCTAAGTTAGAAGGCTTAATGAATTCCGGACACTGTAATAATACTCCGTACGCATCAGGAGTGACTGTGAGCCACATTTCTGATGTTTTGACATGTGCCTTTCTTGCCTGTGTTCTAGCATCGATTACAGCCTTGTAAACAGTTTCTGGTGTTAATGCTGCAGTGTCCTTGATTGCAGTACATTCAAGTAAGGCGTTTCCTAAGTTAGTATCAGTCTCAACAGCCATTGAATAACCGGCTGAATCTAATCTTTCCGCAACTAGATTATCTGGAACTGCTGCAGCTGTATGCTTGTCAATCAATTCGTTTACAGAGGCATCATGATCAATAGGAAGTGTGATATAAGTAGTATTAGATGTAGTTAACTCAGTTCCGTTTGTCTTATCATAATCTTTTACTTCTACTTCTGTATCTCTTACAGGGATTTTAACGGCACCTGCTGTAGGTGTACCATCATAGTTTCTATTGAATAGATTAGCAAATACTGATGTCTTTCTCTGTTTAGCCAATACAAGGCTTGAATATCTTTCCTGTAATTCTGGATTCTGTGCCATATGTATGTTCTCCTTTTAATTTTATAATTTTAAGTCTGGATTCATTTCTCTGAACTTCTTTTCGACACCGGACATCTCCCCACCTAACTGATTATTTGCGGTAGGTGATGTTGGTTCAGGTGCTTTTGTATGAGGATCATTGCTAGTCTTTGGAAATAGTTCAGCAAGAGCCTTTGCAGATTCATTGAGTTCTTCTTCAGTCTCTCCTTTTAGGAACTGTGCAGCTGAGGAAGGAAGCTTATTATCTGCAGCCACCTTGTTAAGAAGTTCCTTTCTATTGAATCCTGCCACCTGCTGCTTTAATGATGTATTTTCCGCTTTTAGGTTCTTCAATTCTTCAGAATTAGAAGTTGAATAAGTATCCTTGAGTGCCTGTACATCATCAGGTGACATATATCCTTCATATTTTTTCTTTTCTCTAGCTAGTCTTTCTTTGATAGCATCATCAAATTCTTCCTGTGTGTTGATTGGTGTAAAACTCATATATATTCTCCTATTTCTCCGTATAGTTACGTAATTTTTAAATAAGTACTTTCTGCTTCTTTCTTGCCTTCTTGAGAGAGCACTGCCAGTGTGCCAGCACTACTGATTCAAGAAGAGAAATGTCAACCCCTTCAATGATTGACTTGTATCCGAATCCCCCATTAGTTCCAATAGCACGCTTTTCACAGTTGGATACGCACTGCGAAAGCGATGGCTGACCAAAATGGCATATTTTTGAAGCATACAGAGCCTTTTCAAATGAAGCGCCTGCTGCAATGATATCTGCAGTCTTTGGCATGATCACCTTTAATTTGATGCCGGTCTCTTTAAGCTCATTTATAAGCATCTGCTGACCGTTCGCACCGTCTACTGTAACCATGGCAATATCAGCCTTTCTAAGAAAGTCTATAATCCATCCGTTGCCTTTTCTAATAGGTCTGCATCCAATGACATCAACTAGTATATTGTCATCTTTTGTTTTAACTGCGACCGACATAGAAACATTACTGCCATCGTGACCGTACTTAATACCAACAAAGAGAGGACCTTTAAACTCTGGAATAGTCTCTACTTTCAGAGCGTTCCACTCATTTTCTGATATTGCGGATTTCTGGTTATACTGAAGCCATAGACCGAATCGCTGTATATTGAAGTCAATTTCATCACTTGAGTCTTCAGCTGCAACAGAACGCTCCTTCAGTGTCTGACCTAGTGAGGGGTTTGTCTCATACCATATATCCCTGTCTTTAACATCAGACATATGTTCTACAGACCATTCAGCCCATCCGCTTGTATCAGAGCCTCCTGATAGACATTCCTTTCTCAGATTAACAAATACAGTACCTGAAGATACTGCAGTTGGTGGAGTACCACACATCAGTGTCTGAGGATTCTCTGAAGAAGTAACTACGTACTGAAGTGCTGACTGCTGGTCTTCAGTGTATTCCTGAGCCTCATCCACAACGAGAAGGTCAAAGCCTTCACCAAGTCCTCCCTTTGATGATCTTGTTCTGAAGGAAGCACTTCCCCCACCTTCATCAAGGATTCTTATTGTCTCCAGTCCGAACTGGGCTGTAGCTGTATAGGACTTTTCATAGGTCTTTTCCTTATCTGCTCTCTTAACTTCAGTATAATCATTTTCATCAAGCATCTGCTTAAGCTTCTCCCACGAAGCATGCGATGTAGTTGTACGGTGTGCTGTATGTAGAATCTTTTCCCCATGCAGCAGTCCCCACAATTCTCTCATGACAAGGATTTCAGACTTCCCGTTACGTCTCGGTATTGAATATCCGTATTTTATATGAACCCACTGACCGTCATCATCAACAGCCATTATGTCCATCATCTGTATCTCCTGCCATTCCATAGCATTACGTGTGGTATTGTTGTATAGTTCTATTGCTTCATTCCCTCGTGTGTTTTTATAGGGGATAATGTAACTATTTGTAGGAGTCTGTCTACCTATTTTATTAGACATGCGCCTTTAACCTCCTACTTTTTTGTATTTAAAAAGGTGTCACAATCAATTGACACCACCTCCTGGTTTCTTGAATAAATGGTTGAATAGTTTTATAAATATATGTATAATACAAGTGAAAAGAGGCATGCCCCACTGTAACCAGAGGGGGGGCCTCTTTTTTTATTTTCTTTTTATAACTATCACAAGTTCATCCATACGTTTAACAATTATAGTATTAACATATGATGTTTTGGGTTTCCTGTATATTTCATCTAGTCTTTCCATGATTTCAACATCATTTAATCCTGTCTTGGTTAAATCAAAAATGAAGTTATTTGCTTGCCCTTCTTTTTCTTCGACTGCATGAAACAAAGTATGCATGCTAGTCCCTTTCAAAGTTTTTAAATCCCAAAATTCTCCATTCCATAAATAATCAGAACATTTTACACCGTTAGCTTCTTGTATTTCTGGCAAATATAGTACTTCTCCGCCAAATATTTTCTTTAACCATTCTGCAACTTCAACTTCGTTGTTTTTATGCTTTATTTTATTTACTTCATTAACATAAAATATTCTCCCTTTAATTGTAACTGACTTGGCATTCTCAACAACACCCTTACCTGGAGTTGCTTGATTTAAATAAACTTTAGTTACATCTTCGGTACCATTAGGTAATTTTGGTGTTGCTTTTTCTTCTCTTACCTTTGAAGGTGTATTTAATTCGATGATTTCTCTTGAATGGACGTCTTGAACCTTCCCATCACCGTTTCTTGGGTCATATATAACTTTGCATCTGCAGTTAGCGTGCCTTCTGAATACGTCATTTCCTGTGTCTTTGACATCCTCATAATTATACACGCCCGCAAGACCTCTGCACCACGGGCAACATCCAAAGGATGCTCTTCTTACAATGACAGGCTTATAACCCATATTGTAGTGAAGATCTGCGTTTGTTCTGACACCTTCATCTACAATTGATAATGCATTTGTTATAACAGGCTCATTTAGATACTTTTTTACATCGTCAAAATATTCTGCTTCAGATACCTTTTTAATGAGCCCTAACGTCTTATCTGCATTGTATGAGGGTTTTCTTGCTTTAGCATTTATACCTGCCTTTTTATTCATGACATCCATTGCACCACACACATAAGAAGAAATAAGCCCATAGTTATTCTCTAATGTAGGATTGAGTATCTCGCTTGCGATATCGTAGTACATCTTTCCATCTGGAAGAACATCAGAAGAGAGATTCTTCATGTATGCTTCTGCTAGGATTTTCCCGACTTCTTCAGCATAGTCCATTGCCTTGAGAAAATCACAATCCTTCTTCTTAATGGCTGATAATAGTTTTATTATTTTTTCAGACTTCTGATAACTAAGAGTGAAGCTCTTAGTTATTTTTCTGAGCAGTTCTTTGGATAAATCACTGTTCATCTTCTTCACCATCGTCTATGTTTAAATCTAAAGGCTGAGCATAGGCTGGAGTTTTGTCATCGGAAGACCTGATTCCTGTTAGATCCTCAAGCGTACTCTTATCAAAGTAGTTAGAAATTGCTGTATTAATTTTTGATACGCCATCACCAATACCTGAAAGCATAGTTGCATCAACATCAAACGCTGGCTTCCATCGTACGGCGATATTTGCAAATTCAGTGCGCTTATATGACTTATTGTCCTCAACACATTTAGCAAGATATCCTGTATTAATGATGCCTACACTGAATGTATCCTGTGCACTCTTTGCCATCAGTCTAAGACTTTCATGTGATGCTTTAATTCCTTCAGCGCTGGATGGATTCTCTGTAGTGAATCCTAGGTCATCTAGTGTGAGCCCTGTCTCTCCAGCAAACATAGAAGCAAGAGTCTTGAGCACATCATTGTATGGAGACATTGACTGCTGATTGAACTGCCCTACTGTCGGAGCACCTCCATCAGAATCCTTTGTAAATGCAAGCATTGAGGACATTGTAGCGCCCCACTTATCAAACTGTTCTACTTCATCATCAAGCCCTACAACATACTTCTGAGGGAATGAATAGAACATGGAACTTACACTCATGAGTCTCAATGCTTCTTTAGCATCATCAACATACTTAATGAGTGACTTTGATATGAGGCTTCGACCAAACGGCCTAGTAGCATCAGGATTATAGATAACAGGTACTAAAAGTGGATAAGGTGCTACATTAGCCATATCCATTGAGGGGTCATGCTGCCCTTTAATGTAGAAGGTTGTTGAATCTGAGGTGAAATATGCTTCTACTAGCGGTTCACCTAGTTCAGTATCTCTTTCAAGTACTGCATATCCTTCAGTAAGCATCATTGTAGATGTATCTAATACCCCTGTAGCATTAGAACCATCTATAACCTGAAGTCTAGCGCTGCCATCATCATTCTTTGATATATATACAAAGTCACATGAAGAGATGATTGCACCCTTGAACATCTTATCAAAGAGCACATCTCTATTATTCATTCTGAAGATCTTATCAAGGTTCATGATATCGTCTTCACTGAATCCATTGAACTGTAGACGGTTGGATAATGTATCAACAGCCTTTGGAATCCATCCTACCTTCTTGCTTATGCTTCTCAGCTTTTCAGGAAGGGTGTTGGTCTGATAAGGGTCCATCTTGTCCTTCATGTCATAATACTTATAACATTCCAGTACCTTTGTTCTCTTATGCGAAAGCTTCGCTCTCAAGTATTCAATTCCTTTATAATTCATATCTTTTTACCTGTTTATTTCCTTTCTGAGAGGCCTTTGAAATGATTTAGAATTAGTGTCCGAGATTTTCAAAACTCTTGTCAGCGAGAAATTATCGTAGTACAAGCGAACCTCTGGCTCCAGCGTTTAAGGGGTCCCATACCCCCCTGTTTTTTAGCAACAAAAAAGACCATCAATAAAAATGGTCTTAAGATGCTCTATATGTAGTCCAATCTACCTTGTGAGGAAGATCGTCGTTCATTATCTGACTGTCTCTCTTTACTTCTATTCGTCTGAAAAGCTTGTCACTCTTTTCACGGTTACAAATCCAATGCGCAAGCTGAAGATTATCCATGTCGCTCGGATGACCGCCTTTAGCTACCGGAATAATATGGTCAATACATGGAGACATAGGGTGAGGATACTTCTTGGTGAAGTCAACAGGCTTACCACATATACCGCAGATTGTCTGTGTAGCAAGTATCTTTTTCTTATTAATAAGAAACTGCCTTCTATGACCAGCATTATCCTGGTCAGGTCTGTATCCTCTACTCATGATGTTTCCTTTTGTTCTTTTCCAGTGCTTTAGTAGACTTATGTTTAGCATCTATATGCTTGCTGAAGTACACGTCAACATGTTCACGTCCGCAGATCATGCAGCGATAGAACACAATCTTCTTATCACAATGACGTTCATCATCATACTTAATCTCGTAATGATCCTCATAAAACTGATGCCAGTGACCTCTCATTCCCTGTGCCATATTTAATCCTCGCAAAATAAAAAGCGCTACTATGAGCGCTTTGGAATTATAGTTCTCTCTCAAACTATTTCTACATTTTAACTATATAGTGCTGATAACATAACATTCAACTACATTAATCTACATTTTTAATCATTTACTTGCATTTATCTACATTAATGTGCATTTTCTAACTCGTTTAATGCATCTCTTAGCATTCTCCACACGTGATTGGTAGAATAATCCATCTCATCCGCTACCTGTTCAATAGTCATGCCGTCAAGATAGCGATAGCATAATATGCATCTATGCTTAGTATCTTTAATTGAATAGACAAGATTTCTAGTCTCATCCATCTCTTTAATGAGTTCATCCTTTTCAAGAATCAAATCCTGTTTAGTCTTAGGAATACCAGTAGAGCCATAAGAAGAATAACTAATAGCTTTAACATTTACTAATCTATTTTCTAAGTATTCAACTCGCTCTTTTAGAAATCTATAATTTTCTAGTTGCTCTTTGACTCTACTCATTTGATTCCTCCTTGATGATCATCTAATGTATTTTCTTTGAATGCTGCTTATAAAATTAAATCCATCTGTTAATCCTTCATTAACTATAGTTATAAACGTCTCTTTCGTTTGCAGCTTTAATCTATAGAAGTTTTTTGTCTTACCTGCATAAATCTTATAAGGACCTGTATGCTTAATCATTACTATATCTTTAGTATCATACTTTTTGTTTTCGAATTCAATTACTCCATCAAAATCCTTATCAATATTGAATTCATTCAGATAGTTAAGTCTTTTGAATGCAAGAGTATCATCAAGATATCTTTCTTCAAATATCTTGTCATTATTAAAATAGAAAGATATGCATTTGCTATACTTGTATCCTCTCCTAGTTTCAAGTCTATATGTTACGTTATCTAAATTGATAAGAGAAAAGTATCTTCTCATCTTAAAATAATCGCTTCTTTTTTCTGGACATTTAAATAATGACCACACTTCAATGAACCTTGACACTGATCACTCCTCCTACAACCACACATCTGCAACGATTCCTGTAATCCAATAAGTGACGACTGCATGCGAAATATAAAGATACTTATCTTTGCATTCATAGAATCCTTCTTTGAGTACTTCTAATTCGGTTTTATTCTGTGCATGTAGTTTGAAGATGTATCCACTTTTATAAAAGTATGTAATTGCATATTTAAAAAGTAAGTTCAACTTTATCACCGTCTTTCTTTCATTCATCTAATGTTTTGGCTTCTAATTCTCTTGGAGCTGCTTTAGGAATATCATAATATGGGTCATATTTCACTTCGAAATTATTCAATGTTGAAATGCCTAAAGCTACATTACACACTTTATTCATTTCACATTTACTACAGTTTCTTGTTGTCTCTAGTGTATATGTACAATGATTAATCAATCCCTTAAGTGCTACATATTCATCTAGATCATCTGTTACAATCATTATTTTGACTCCTCCTGTGCTAGCAAGTTGTAGAACAGTACCATTGCTTTTGTTTCTCTATTTGAGGTATCGATATCAGTATAGTAAAGTTTACATATTTCATATAACTCACGTGCATTACGCTTATCTACATATTTCTTCCAATCCACTAAACCATCTGTAGCATCTTCAATTGCCATAAATAAAGCATGTCTAGTATCAACAATATCATTATCGTATGCTTTGACACATCTACTCAGTTCTTCAATTTCTTCTTCTCTGGCTCTTAACAAAACCTGAGTACCACCAATAGATTCAAGAAAATCACAGTATTTTTCAAGTGCTTCTAAGTATTCTTCCTCTTCATCCTGGTAAAACACAACGGTGCATCCGTCTGACCCATTTCTATCAGGATCATGGATATAATCTTCTATTTTTGGCCTTTTATACATTTTATTAGATCCTCCACACAATTTTGTTTGCATGCATCACAATTTGATGAATATTCCTTTCTAAGCCATTCTATAGTGCTTTCAACAGTAGTCAAAGGACAGTCACAGCACTCATCATGACAATTCTTTTTATGAAATAAGTTATAATTCAAATCCATGCAAGTAAATAAAGACGCATTAATGAAACGTCTCAATTTCTCTTCATCTACTTCAATGCGACCCATCAAGAACACCTCTAATCTTTTCTAACTTATTAGTCAGTTCTCTATTCTGAATCATACTTACTGTCTGGTTTTTTGATCCACTTGATGAAGTTCTCTTTTGAATAGAATGGACAGTCTCCTTCACAGTCTCCAACGTCACAAGGAACGTTAACTCTATTTCTTTTTAGAGAATTATTAAAATGTGAACATGGAGCAATTCCGAACACTTCATCATCTGCCAAGAAGTCAGCGACTGCTTCTAGTTTTTCATCACTCACAAGTTCCATGCTTTTCTGTCTCCTTTCTAAGTTCTTCCTCTTTCTGGATTGCACGTTCTAGCTCTCTATTGATTTTCAATTTCTGATAGTCTCTGACTTTATCAATATCCAAGTAGCCTAAGCATACTAACTCAGCAATACAGATAAGCACATCAGCCACTT